AGCAGTTGCAGAATCAGCAGCTGCTTCAACTAAGATTACATTATTAGCAGATACTAACTGGTTTCCAGCACTTGTGACTGGGATAGATAAAAACTTTTCCATTTTCTAAAAATTTAATGGGTTAAACAATGCTCAAAGTTAATCAAAAAAAAATAATGGGGCATCGCTCTCACCTGATACCCCAATTACTTCGTTTTGGAAACGACTAAAGTAGAAGTAGCAAATATATAATATTATTTGTTACTACCATGTAAAATATTAATTATTCTCAGAGAACTTATCTTCAAGGAATTTGAATAGCTCTATACCTTCATCTGATTGCAAGTGAGACGCTAGCGCGTGGATGTGATCATGCCCAAATGGAACGGTCATTAAACGCTTCTTATTGTCTTTTAGGTTAAAGTGGATGTCTTTGTTTCCACGGAATGTAAAGTAACCTGTAGAGAATGCACGAGCAGCCATGTTATTCACCTTTAAAAGTGGATCAGATGCGGCTTCCATGAAGTCTTGAGGATATCTCTTAGCAAACAACATCATATCACGCTTAATCTCAGCAGAGCTCATTAAATCAACGTTACCGTTTAATACCAATCTAGCAATTGCTTCGAGGGTACTTAAGTCTTTGTCAGCTAAATCACGCGCAAGTAATAACGCATCAATCTCAGAGAATAACTCCTTAACGTCCTCTTGTGCATCACGCTCAGCATCAAACTCATAAAATTCAGTATTGTTACCTGGATGGTAATATAAGAATTCTTGTAATACTGGGTTGCTTTTTGGAACTGTAAGAACACCGTCTTCAAATACAATTGGCTCAACAATTACGTTGGCATCTTGATCATCTTGAAATGGGCTTCTTGAATTTCTCGCATATCTTAATGGATGATTAGCGTTGGTTTCTTCATCATAATAAAGCAAACGCTTGCGAGGAGTGTCTTTGTGTGCAATGTAGTAGCTCAGTGGAGCTTCTTGCAACTTTAATAAATATGTCCTATCCTTAGGCTCTAGTTTTACTCTGTTCATTTGATATAATTTAAATTATTGAAAAAAAAAATAGAGAGGGGCCGAAACCCCTCTCGTATTATTCTTATCCTTTGAAAAGGAAGAAGTTGTTAGCACCTAATGTACAAAGCGCACGCTCTGACAAGAAGTTTACCTCCATAGCATCCAAGTCGCTAGTCTGTGCACCACCGGCAGAACCAGTCATCCAAGTTTTGTAACGACGGTTTTCAGCTTCAGAAGCACGGTAACGAACGTGAAGGAATGGACGTTTTGCATTCTTACCAAGTACTTGATCGTAAACGCTCATTGTACCAGCAGGAACCAAGACACCATTGATAGCACCACCAACGATACCACCACGAAGAGTTGCGTCGTTAAGGTATTTCCAATCTGTCTTATAGAACTCATAACCACGACGGAATCCAGAGAAACCAAGGTTGAGAGCCATTTCTTCGCTGTTGTCAAACAAACCGTAAGAAGTACCACCAGCACCGTAAGAGTTCTGAGCAGCCAACATATCGTCTATGTCGAAAGAGAACTGACGGTTTAAGAACAATACGTTCTCAGCGATAGCACCTTGCTTGTCAAGACGTTGTACGATTGTATCGAAGTCACCTAAAGAAGATGGGTTACCACCTGCCCAGATATTACCACGAGCTTCAATAGCAGCAAACATACCTTGAGTACCGGCAGCTGTAGAACCAGCGGCAGAACCAGGGGCAGCAGCTGTAGATGGAGAAAGATAAGCTAATGCATCAGAACCAGCTTCAGCTCTAACACCTTCTACCATTGACATCTCTAAATAATCTTCGTAACGTAGACGAGTTTCGTGCTCAGACTTCATGTACCAGTAGTAACCAGTAGCGCCGTTCTCAGTAGTTACTTCAACCCAACCAACTTGAGCCATGTCAGAACCAGAGACAGTGTACTTGTCTTTGATGATGATTGGCTTGTTGTCGAAGAAAAGGTCTTGTGCTTCCAAAGAACCACTCATACCGCTAGTTCCTTTACCGAATTCAGATCCGTAAACAAATGCAGTTACAAGCTCAGTTGTAATTGTAAATGGTGAACCAGAAGCGTTATAGAACTTAACTGTGAATGTAGATCCGTCAGAAGCAACTGCACTAACAACAGCCTTAGCTGCATTAGCACCGATTGTCTGAGAAGACAAGAATACAGTTTGATTTACGCGGAAGTTACATACAGTAGCCGCAGGCATGTTGAATGTAGCTGTGTCAGATGCTGCTGCAGATGCAGGAACAACGTTAGTGTATTTTGTGTGAAGACGACCTTGTTCTGCCCATTTAATGAGGTCAGAGTTAGTAGGAAGTTCGGCACCGACCATACGCAAGAAAGATGCGATTGAACGGTTACCGTAGCGCTCGAATTCTTGCTCATAAGTATCAGGAAGATACTGATTCAAGAAATCAAAGTTTGTGATGTAGTTTGTAGGCAATGTTGCCTTTACGGAACTCGGGGTCAATAATGGGCCCGGAGATGCGGATAATGTACCAGCCATTTTTTCTAGTTTTTAGGTTTTTGTTTAATAACTAATCTGTTACCGTTACTAGGTTCTACAGCTCTTACTTGGAAACCACCGTCAGTTTTCTTAGTCATCTGAGTAGATTGGCGCACCATGTCGATATTTTTTGACTCCTTAGAGACTGTATCAACTGTGTCTGCCATTCCTTTCTCATAGAAAAACTTTGCAAACTTATCAGGGTTCGAAGCAATCGCTATTGCTCGATGGAATAACTCAGCATCCTTTAAGTAACCATCTTCGTTTAAGAACTTATTTACAAAGTTCTTTAGTGAAGACTGTTCTTCAAGAAGTGACTTAGCTTCTGCTGGTTTATAGGTTAATGCCTTGTCTTCGTCAATTGCAAATTTGAAACCTTCAAACTTATCTGAAAACAACTCACTAGTCTTGTCAGCAAAAAACTGAGACCGCTTCGTTTGTTCCTCTTGCTCGCTAGTTGCGGCTTGTTTATATTGCTTGTAAGATTCGTAAGCTTCTTTTTCTTCTGCCGGAACAAAAGCATCCCTTGACTCAAGCGGCGCCTTGTACTGTTCTTTTAGTTTATTAAAGTAGTTACGAGCCTTAGTCAGCTCTTTTTTACGTTCTAGCTTTACCTTTTTAATGTGCTTCTCATCATCAAAGTCTTCATCATATGAATACTTAGACTCAAGCTCGAACTTAACCTCATCAGCATCAAGCTCTGGGTTTTGGTCTTTGTGGTATTGGTAAAGCAAAGAATCTTCATCCATGGCGCTGTAGTCGACATTCAACTTCATGAAGTCTTCAATACCACGCCCGGTATCTTTCTTATACTTTAGAAACGCAGAGACATCTTCAGGTAGTTCTTCAGCTTGTGATCGCTGCTCAACTAACTCATCTAAAGATGTAATCTCTTTGTTCCATCTTTTTCCTAGATATGAAAGAACTTTATTATCATCTAAATCCACCTCTTGTGGTGGATTATCATCTACTACTGTCTCAACTGGTGGTTGATCTGCTAAGTCAATCTTTACAGTATCATTATCACCAGAGTGATCTTCTAATCCTTCAAGAAGCGCTGCTTCTTTTTCAGCTACAGACTTCTCTTCGAAATCTACAGACCTTACTTTGAATTCATTTTCCATTTAATTTAATTTTCAACAAAGTTAATAAATACTTTTATCATTCATTTTACTCACTACCCCCAGTGCTTATTTTCTCTTTCCCAATAAAACTCTAGTTGCTCTTTATTCCAATCGTAATACTTTCCAACCACATCACATTTAAAAATGCTGTGTATGTTTTCATATTGTGCTACGGTTATTATTTCTTTTCCTTTTATATTAGACAATGCATTAAACATAAATGTGTAATTACTTCCACTTATAATACCTGCTTCTACTAATACAATTTTTTGCTTATCAAACGAAGGAATCATTTTTATAAAATTATCTCTATAAGGAGTAGGATCTTCGTCTGGATATGGAACATTTATATGTAACATCTCCATCATCTCACCCATAGAGCTTAAATGATGTGCTATATGCATAGATATAGAAGAACTATAATCTGGCGATATATTTAATATAATCCCATTAGATGGATTAATTTCATACTTTACAAGCTCTTCACAAACTTTTTTAGTAGTTTCCCACTCTTCTCTTCTATCTACTTTCATCTATCTAGGTCCAAATGACTCTAAATCAAATCCGTCGAGAGAATCTTCTTGACTCTCAAAATTCTGAGGTGGTAAGTTATTCTGACGTTGGTTAATTAGCTCAGACTGACGAGTGGCCTGTAGGTCAACTCGCTTATCTTTTGCTTTTTCTTTATCAGTCTCACGATCTTTTAATGTCTGCATCTGCATGCCATTAAGCTGCATGTTGTATTGGAACTCAATAGCCATTAACTCTTTCTTGAGCTCAGCTTCTGCCTGCATCTTTTGAATGTCGCCTTGAACTTCCATCTGCTTGATCTGAGATTTCATTTGGCCTTCCAATTGGATGACCTGTGACTTAGCTTCAGCAGCCGCCTGAGAGGATTGGATGTTTGTCTGCATCTGCATTTGGAACTCCATCTCTTTCTCTTTCTGCTTCTGCTCCATACGCTTACGACGCTTCATTTTAAGCATCTCGTTTGCAAGCTTGATATTGTTAATCATACGGATGTCAATTGCATCCTCTAGGTCAATTGTCTGCTGCTGTAGAGCGACTTGAATGTTCTGCTCTAACTGAGCTTTTTGCTCTTCGTCTGGTGCAATCTCAATAAAGATACCAAAGTCGTGTAGGTAAAGATCCTTAACGTCCTCAAGTATCGCCATGTTGTACTTGCCAATCTGCATAGCAAACTCCTCGGCGAAGTCAGCATACTCAAGTATGTCAGCAACACGAATAGATAAGCACTCAGCAACTCTCTTAGTGGTATTAAGACCAGCGTCTAAGATATGTCGAGTGGCTGTGTTTGAGTTAAGTGCTGCGAGCTTCTGTACGCCAACCAATGCATCAGGGTGTGGTGTTGATGCGTCACGCACCTCATTTACACCTGTCACGTCGCGAATCATATTCAAGTAGTGGTTGTAGTTACCAATAAGGGCAGCCATCTTAGCCTGACCACTGTTTGAGTTAAGCTCTTGAATTGGAATACGAGCATTATTAAACTCACCATCCTGTGTATAGCTACGACCAATAACACTACCAGTTTGGAAGTATAGATTAAGGGCGTCCTCAGGATTGTATGCAGCGCCTGTTCCAAGGTCAACTTCATTAATACCATCAGCATCAATGAACACACCATCAGGAACTACGCGAGCCATAACTTGCTGTAACTTCAAGTGAGTCAATTGTATCTGATCGGCAAATGGAATCATTCGACGAACGAGTGACTCAATATTTCCTTTATAGTAACGTGGAGCGTAAGCAATGTAGTTTGGAAGTGCTTTCTGTGATGCAGACTTAGGACGAACCATGTTCTTCATCATCTCCCATTTAATGACGATGTTTGATCCACCGACCAACACGCCTTCATACCAAACGTCGCGAACAGCCTCAACTACCTCAAACATTTCGTTTGGTGGTGGGTTAAAGTTATCGTCCTTACGAATTACTCGCTCTCCTCCGTTCTCTAGTAATTTCTTTTTCCAAACAAACTTCTTATGAGTCTTGTAGTTAAAGTATAATAACGTCACGACCTCATTTAAGAATGCGTCGTCTTGGTAGTTACGAACTACCGGAAAGTAGTCATACCAAGCTGAACCTGCGTTCTTAATCTCAGTCAACTCTTCGTCAGTAAGGTTTGGATTCATTTTAAGCAGCTCAGTGTAGTGAACCTGCTTAACCTCTCCAAAGTAAAAACAATCAGAGAAGTCACTTTTTTCGGTATAGCTATGGATCCAGTTAGCCGGATCTACATACTCAACCTTAACGCCATCATTGATAAGGAACTCATGCTTTACAACACCAAGCCCTATCGTGGCTACGTCGTAGTAATAATCTCTCAACACATCCTCATAGTCATTCATCTTAAGAAGTGTGTTGATGGCAATCTCTTCAGCAATCTCAATAGATGGCTTGTAGTTCATTTGCATGTACAGAGAAAGCTCCTGATCATTTGCAGGAAGCTCATCTGGATTTACGTTGAACGCGTCAATACCAAGTGTTTCCTTGGTCATCGTTAAGAAGTCCTTAGCCACCATGTCAGCCTCGATCATGTCTTGGAACACGTTCTTTTTCTCAGCCGATAAAATATCCTGAGCCTCAGCTTTAATAGTGTATGGTCTGTCTAACATTCCGTTGACAACTACGTCAACAAACTTAGGTATGATTGGAACTGGCGTCCAATCTAAGTTAAGCATTGATATGTCGCCATTAACAGCGATCTCATCCTTGTACTTCTGTACAGGCTGTTCTCCACGGGCATATAGTCTCAAGCGGTGGAATTCACCCCACTGCTGATAAAATCTGCTTGAATTAGACTTCCTCTTAAACCACTCCCCTTCGATAGCTTTTCCTACCTTTAATCCGTAATCAAACGTCGCCTTGATTTCATCTGACGCCATTTGGTCCGGAAAGGGTAATGAGGAGATAACAACTGATGTTTTATCCATTATTCGATAATTTCGCTTCTTATGCCAGTATTCTTATATCTTACAAATTTAACACTTATTTTAGATTCCTGCTTAACAGGTATAAATAGGTGTCTTCTAGATGCCATTAATGCTAGTCCTGAGCTAATAGAGGCATCGTGTTTTGTTCGGTTATTGATGTCAAATCGTGCCCAGTCATTTAACGTTCTCGTAAAGTACATGTCACCCATACTGTCATTTTCTCGATAATTACCTTCTGCGTCAATTCCGACGTACTCTTCAATGTAAGTGTTGATACTATTGGCATGAGCGTGCTTTATATCTTCTGAAGAGTTAGGAATACCGCCTAGCTCAAGCTCTGTTTTTGATAGTTTAGACGTATGCTTGTCAGGTCTGTTCATTGAGAATGGACGATAACCTCTGTTCTTAAAGTGATACAATAGTCGCTGCTTGTTATTCTCTACAAGTATAGGCATTCCATAGAAAAAACAAGCCATCAATACATCCTCAAAAAATATTTCAGCAGTTTGAGGACGAGCAATGTATTCCAAAAAGAAGTGATTGGTTGGCGCGTTCTCCATGTGAAAGTTGGTTATACCGTGGAGCGCACCTGCAGATCCACCGCCACCAACTACACCTGATATGTCATAAGGGTCACAACCAAACACACCGATGTCTTTATTGCCTGGGTAGAACTTGCCGTCCTTCTTAACGACATTGTTACGTATCTTAACGTCAGGAATCCATGATACCACAAACCGCCCCTTAGGATCAGGAGTCCAAATAACCTCACTATCCTTCTCTCCATTCTTCCAATGGAAGTAACCGGTTGTTAGGACGCGATCTTTGATCATCGCATCGTTGTAGTCAATCTGTTGGTATATCTTTGTTAAGTTAAATAAAGATGACTTACTCTCGTCACGGAAAGCATGTGACTCCGTTCTAGGGAACTGACGGTAGTATTCGTTGAGTGCGTCTGAGTCTGACTTCATTGCAGCCACCTCATTGTTCCAATAGGTAATGACACCCATGGTAATCTCCTCACCATCGATACCCATAATAGGCTTCTTAGGATCCTCAAATACAGGCCATCCATACTCGTCAATAAAACCCTCCATATTCCACTCCATTGGAATAAACAAAGAGTAAAGCCCTGACTTGGTTTGACCATTGGCAGATCGCTTGGTTGGATCACTGTCGTAGAACAACTTCTTAAAATTCTCACCACCCTTACTAAGCGCGTTTGATGTTGATCCCATCATACACTTACCAATGATACGGCTACCAAGACGTAAACAAGTCTTAGTAACTCGCCAGTTATTTAAGATGTTCTCTGGCTTTTCCCATTTTCCTGATTCGTCATGTACAAGTAGAAGCAGCTTCTCACCGTCATAGCTGTTGTCTGCTGTGTTTTTCCAGTCAATGGTAGTATCTAACCCATCTATATCATCATCGCGCTCCTCATCCATATTCTTACGAGTAATCTTACTCGCAGGAACACGGAAGGCCAACTCCGTCTTCGGGTTGTCCATACCGTCCTGGATCGGCTTGAAAAAGAATGGGTAATTTCTTACGATAGGTACAACCTTGTCGGTAAACATCTTCTTGGCATCCGATCCTGTTTTGGATAGAATACCAAGTCTAGCGTCTCTAACAATTGTGCCTGTGTTTGACGCCTCTGCAGACGACATGAATGAGAATCCTGAACGACGGTTCTTTAAGTAGCACATACCAAACGCTCGGCTGTCTACCTTGCATGCCTCCCAAAATATGTAGAATATTCGGTTGGACTCACGGAAGTCAGGAAGACCAATATCAATCTTTGTCCACTGTAGATACATGTAATGTGTTCCGGTGATGTATGTCGGTGTTCCGTTGTTAATGAACCAAAAGCCTTGCTCTCGTCTCTCAAATTCATCTTCGATCATATCCACATACTTAGACTTGAACGCGTTATCTCTACGGTTCCAGTCAAATATTGACTTAATTTTCTGCAGCTCAGCTGGATACTCTACTGGCTGCCATCTGTTACCTCTGCTCTCAACAGTCTTTGGCTGTTGAGGTAAAGCAACCTTTAGTCCATTTATTTCATAGATATCACCAATGGTTCCATCCTTAGATATAACTATCAGGTCATACTCTTTGTTGTAACCATAGTCCCATGACTTCTTGCTGTTCTTAGTATTAAGAGCAGTCTTGTGAATGTAGTCGTTTACTATGGAGTACAGCTTATTTTCCATGTCTTGCTCTTCCTTCAGCAAATCCTGATTTGCCGAGTGTAACCTCGACAATTGGGCCCTCTGCAGCCTTGTTCTCCTCCTCCTCAATCTTATTGAGCATATACATGGCATCCTCAAATGCCAAACGCTTAGCTGACGCTGCGTTCTTCATCTTATCGGCCGATATATCGTCCTCAGCGTGAGTGATGATAGGTGACTTTAGCACCTTGATCAACTCATCGATTGCTTGCTTGGCCGCCTCTACTATTTCTCCCTTTTTAGACATATGTTCTTGTTATACATTCTGTAGATGGTCTCACCATCTATTATAAATTCATACTCGCTGTCTGGTGTGAATGAGACTGTATCACCGACACTGACATTTGTCAGTGTGGAGGTTTTATACACAACCTCACCCCATAGCGACTCATGCGCACCGGTAGAGCTAATTAACTTATCCTCAGTCGGTATCGGTCTGATAAATATAAACGGATCAACAGCCTGCCAATTGACATCTCTTTTATATAGATATATTTGATCAACCTCTGCTAAAAATAAGTCATCCATTAAATGGTTCCAGCTGCTCTTCTGACGGCCCTTCATGTCGTAATAGTATTTAAAAACATTATGGTGCACTACCACAGTGTCTCCAGGTTGAACCGGGCCGTTATAGTAAATAGGAACACTAATCACTTCAGCAAAGCGATTGGATGTCTTGTGGTCTTCTTGGGAGGAGCTGATATAGAAGTCGGTATCTCCGAACTTCCTTATGTTATCGTACCGCCTCAGACCAACTGGTTTAATGATGAAGCAGTATGGTGATTTCATTAGTAATCTATTTTGTATTCTATAGCTACAGGAACTGTTTCTGAGAAAGACTTCCATTTAATAATCTCACCATCCTTAATAATCCAAACGCAGATAGACCCATCATCCTCTTTACGGATGGTGTTGATCTCCCAAGTTCTATCTAGGACAGTCTGACCAACCATGTAGTGCATAGACTTCATGTAATCAGGACCAATGGAAATTTTTCTAATTATACTCACCTGTTTGTAGATTTACACTGACATCGCCATACTTTTCAAAGATGGACTGCTGCTCTTGTGTGAGCGTTGCTGCCGCAATTTCAAGTTGCTGCATTGTGAGCTCTTTCTGCTCGCCTAAACGACGAACGCTCATCTCGATGTCTGCTAGATTAAATTTTAAATCTCTGTAAACTCGGTTAGCGTTAACCAACGCTTCGAGCTCTTCTTTTTTGATTTTCTTTTCCATTATAATAAATTAATAAGACAAATATAGGCAATATTTTAAAATGAAAAAGCCACCGGTTAGGGTAGCTTTGTATTATTAGTAGTAGTTTATTTATGGATATACTCTAATTTCAATAGATACATTTGTGAAATTATCTACTGCACCCGAAGAATATACACCTGCTGTAAAATTTAATCCTATATTTTTTAAAGCAACAATATCGTCAGTTATCCTAGTTAATGTTCTAATTTCTTGAGCGTAAAGTTGAGGTCCATTGTTATAATCAGCTTCACTAGATATGTATAAAAATGTTTTAGAAGTAAAAGCTCCTGTTAATGTGGCTTGATAACTTCCAGTGCCGGAATAACTCCATACAACAGTTCCACCTAAAGTATTTTCTAATACAGTAGCTACGGGAACACTAGTTCCACTCTGATTTAATATAGCAGTATATACTTTATATGCAGGAATCTCTGCGCTTACTGTGTCTACAATATCTTGCATTGTGAAAATCTCACGCTGTGAGTTAGCTAATGCTGAGCCTCTCTCTTGTGTTACTACATTACTAGCTACTGTGTGGAACTTTTGTCCCGTTGGAATTGTTGACATATTATCTATAAATTAAGTACCTTGAATAAGGAACAGTTATTGTGGTTGATGATCCTACATTAGTTGCAGCGACCATGAAGTATAAGCCTGAGTTTATATCAATACTTAAAGAACTATCTACAAAATTAATCTCACTTTCATCTAATAGCACACTACTTCCAAAGTTTAATCCTCCAAGCGCACCACCCTTTATATAAAAGTTTCTAGAAAATGAAGAAGCTCTATTTGATGTTGTTGTTGCCACTGCAAAACCTAAACCTGTTGCACCAACAAGTGAGTCAGTAGTATTTACATAAAGGCCAACAGTAGAACTCGTTACTGCCACATCTGACTTTACAAATCTAAAATTAGCATTAAGTGTACAAGCTGATGAAAGGCTACCACCTGGTATCAAAACACTTGATAATTTAACAGTAGTTCCAACACCTGTCAAGGCGCCACCAACCATATCATCAAACTTTAATATGTTTCCATTACCTAAAGCCAATATATCGCTAACTTTAAAATTAGCTGTAGCATTGTTAGATGATACGTTGCTACCTAATAATATATCATCAGGAGCAGGCTGGTCTGTTGTATAGTTCTGTATTTTCATTGACCTCTGTTTTTCTTTTTGTAGTTTTTAGAAGACTTTAGCTTAGACGTCTTACTTTTTGCATGAACGCCCGGTCGCTTGACCTTAATCTTTACAATTGATTTAGACTCAACCTTCTTCATGTAGCAAAGTTAGTAAAAATAATTAAAGGGTTTTAAGCATTGCAATCATTTTCGGGCATGGGTAGATGTCACTCTTATCTTTTCTAAACGAGTTGTGAGTGTAGACACCGTTCTCGCCTTTTAACCCTCTAACTGAAATATCCCACATATCTTCTTCTCGATACGTCAGATCAATATTATAAATATCACCCCAGTATAACATTAGCTGCCGCACAGATTCAATCTGAGCGTCTGTGTATGCATGGTAATATTTACGGCCTTTGTATGGCTTATCTAGCTCACATACCTGATCAATAGGAACTTCTCTGTTGACGTAGTTATAGAACTTGTCAACTTTCTTTGTAAGCGGACCCCAGTTACATATCTCAACACCAATTGACATCGGGTCGATTGACTTGTATGGAACACCTTTTGCTCTAAATATGTCTTGCTTCAAGCCAAGGTGATACCCCCAATATTTTGAACTGAACGCCTGACAGATCTCTCCGTCGTATGTATTTTTAGATTGTCCTTTTCCTGATATAACAACGCAAGTAGCAATACGGCCTCTCCCGTCATTATCCCACATTTGAATTGTGCTTGCACCTGAGCTGTTACCAGCTGTGTGATGCAATACGATCATGTTCTTTTTAGTCTCAGTTTTTATGTACTGAGATTCTTTCATTGGAACTTGCTTAATGTTGGATGGTAGTTTCATCGCCACTTATCGCTTTCTGATTTAAGTCCTGTAATGAACTTTTTAAATGAAGATAGTATATCTCTACCTGTAACGTTTTTGTAACTCTCATTCATGCTCTTTACTTCAATAAAAACAAAAAATAGAGCCACTGCTTTAGTCAGTAATAACTCTATTGATATAAAGTGTGATATGATATCACCTGCAATAAATTTTTCTACTAAAAAGAAGAATGTGATTGCTGCTGCGTAAATAGCAGACTTAACTGCTGTAGCGTATAAACGTTGACTCTGAACTACATCCCAAAATTTTGCCTCTTGGTCTTCACGTTTCTTGTATGAACGCCATACACCAAAACAAACATCTAATAGAATGGAAATTAAAGCTATGGTTAGCAACGGGCCTACCGGTGCAAGGATTGTTATGATTCCAGACAAAATAATTAATGCGTTAGTTTTCATGGTAGTTTTTTATATAGTCTATACACTGTATAGACTACAACAAAGATAATAAAAATAGCCAATAGGTTGTTTAGCAGCTTCTTCCACCAAGGGTACTTCTCATAATACTTGATAGGAATTTTCCTATCAACAATCTTTGTGATGTATATAGGGTCGCATTTACCTTGTATATAAACCTTCTTTTCTTTTGGGACGTACCATGCTCTCACTGTTACTCTCTCCTTGGTGAGAGTAATGGTGTCAGTAAGCTGCTGTAATGTCACCACAGTGTCTGTGTGCACCTCTGGCACGTAGAGGGTGATGGTGTCTTTTATTACAACTGTATCAGTTGTAATTAAATACGGGTACTTAGTAATAAGGC